GGCTGCCGGAGAGCGAATAGAAGCGCCGATCCTGCAGGCACTGCAGGCGCTCGTCGCGCATAGCGCTCTGAATGTCGTTGAACTGCGCCAGCGCCTCGGTGTGCAGGTTGGCAATGCGTTGATCGTTGGACATTCTGGCCATCTTAGTTCCTCACCATTTGCTGACGGTCGCCATCGGGATGACGGTCTGCGGTTTTACTGTATTTGCACGCCGCACCGCTTCGCAAGCATACCTAAGCGCGTCAATCACGTGATTTTTCTTGTCCTCAAGCACAGGCAAAATCTTGCCGGTCAATGGGTCAGTCTTATAGCTGTAAAGTGTCAACTCGTCAATCGTGTGCGTACACCGAGGATGCACGACGATGGTGTAATTCTTCAAAAACTCGATGCCTTCCTCGACTGAGCGCGGCCCTTTGACCGCCGTCATAATTTTTGGAAAGCCGTTGCGGCGCATGTGGCTGATGGTCTCCGGCCTGGCTGAGTCGGCCACGATAGGCCACTTCTCGGCCTCTGGCACTTGCATGAACAGCTCTGGCGTATTGACGATCTCGCAGCCCACCATGTAGGCTTCAAAGTCGATGTACAGTGTTCGCCCAATTATATGGCAGCGCACCAGTGTGGTCGGGTCAACGGCAAAGCCCCAGTCTGCGCCGAGCCGATGGATCGCGTCAGGCGGGGCGTCGAAGTCTTCGATGCGCCAGTTCCGAAACACCCGAGACTGGCTGTTCTGCAGGTACTCGCCACGCCAAACGTGCTGGTACTTGTCCGGGTCGCGCCGCTTGTCGTACTCCATCTCGTCCTTGAGGACGCTTGGGAACCACGGGTTGTCGGCATAGTTCACCCGGATGACGGTCGCGTCCTTCGGCGGCGTTGGGCCACGCAGCAGCAGGTCCACCGGATCGCTGGCCTGGCGGGGGTTCCACGTGAACCAGAGCTCACTGCCAGGCTTGCGGATCGTTGGCCGGAGCAGGTCTAGGCTTGTCTGGCTCAGGCTCTGCGCCTCCTCGACCCAAGCACGGTCGTATCCCTCCAGTGACTTGATGCTGTCCGCCGTGTGGTTCTGCATGCCCTGGAAGATGATCCTGCCGTCCGCCTTCTTGGACTTAATGACCGCATCTTGAACCTCGAAATAGGCGCCAGCATTCATCTCCTGAATCTTCATCTCCAGCAGGCGCTTAACCGATTGATTCAATGATTTCTGAATCTCGCGCACGCAAACACTAGATTGCGACTGATTGATGATATGTTCCTCGAGCATCATCTCGGCGAACATATGAGACTTTCCCGAACCTCGGCCACCCCAGGCTCCTTTGTAGCGGCTGGCCTCTAGGAGGGGGAGTGACCATTCGGGGGTCTTTATTTCAAGGGATTTACCCATTCTTGATTACTACTCGCTCAATTCTTGAAAACAATAATGGGTTTTCAGAATCTCCAGATAATTCTAATTTATCCCCATATTTCTTTGGGGCTAATTTAGATAGTAGCCATTTTCTGCTTTCTATTTGCAGCCTTTGCTTATTGACTGATCCAGAGTCAGTGGCTCCAGAGTCTGTGCTATTTACCGGCTCGTCGGCAATCAACAGAATCTCATCGGCAATGCCGTCTATGAGCTCGTCTCGCGCACGCGTGTAGCGGTCAGCCAGCGCCGCGTCACCATCGCACCACAACAAAAACGTCGGCCTGGCCACGCCAGCCTTCAGGCACGCCTTGCGCAGGCTCAGGCCTTCTGTCGCCATCCCAGACAGCACCGTCTCGATTTGCTGCGCCTTGTCGGCCACTGTTGTTATTTTCGACATGTCTGAATCGCCCCCATCCCAAATTTTCCCACAACTGCCTAAAAATTAAGCAGACCACCCCATCTAAGGGTTTTCCCTATCCGGATACGCTTTTTCCGCACGATGTTCGGGTACAGCGGGTACACCCCTAAAGGGGTGTGTACCCGGTTGTACCCCAAACACGTCTTTCGCCCGGGTACAACTGTACCCGCTTGTACCCGCTTGTACCCTGTACCCGGTCAAAATCCGATCCCCAACTCATAAATTCCGGGCTCCTCCTCGACCATCTCGCCACGCTCCAGAAGCTCCACAACGGCCCTGGCGAACGCTTGCTTCTTGCTGTTCGTAGACTCCAACTCGGACAGTTCATCGAACGCTTGCCTCCATTCCGACCTGGCGACCAGCCTGGCATTGAGCGTCTTGAACGCCTCCCAAGCCACGTTCGCGTTGGTGCTGCGCAGCTTGCGTTTGGCGGTCTTGGTGGGCTCGCCCGCCTGCACCAGCACCGCGCTCGTCACCGGCTCCCCGTCCTCGTCAAACCACCCTGGAATAATCACTTTCTCAAGCGTAGCATATAAAGTAGCCGCCAATTCGGCGTCCTTGCTCTTGCGCTGGATAATCTCCATCGGCGCATCGCCCTTGGCCGGCACGATGCTGATCTCAATGTCCAGCGCACCGCGCCAAGCGCTGGAGCCCCGAGCCCTGTGCTGGGTCTCTTCAGATACGCCAGTATGGTGGACTAGTATTATGGTGCAATTGAATTCCGCCATTAACATAGCGCAGGCATCAAGCATCGCCTTAGCGTCCTGGGATGAATTCTCGTCGCCGGAGTTGAAGCGGTGCAGGGTATCTATCGTGATGATGGCGGGCTTGATGGGCAGCGCCCGGATGTGCTCGGACACCTTGCGGTAGCCCTCTGGAGTATCCAGATCGCAGCCGCTCTTGCTCAAATACATATTAAGAGCCTGACCATTCCCGTGGTGCTCTTTCCATGCCGCTATCCGGCTGCGCAGGCCATGGTGGCCCTCGCCGGCCAAGTAGACAATCGCCCCTGGCGTGACCCGGTGCCCGAACCAATCTTGCTGGCCCTGGGCCATCCGCAGGCACCAGTCAAGCGTGGCGAACGTCTTGCCGCCGCCGCTTGGGCCGTGAACCATAATCAATGCCGCCTGCTGAATCCAGCCCTTCACCATCCACCTAATCGGCGCTGGCTGGCGGGAGAACTCATCCGCCGGCATAAGCCAGTCGCTCACTGCTGGCTCAAGCAGCGCCGCCAAATCATTGCCAGCCTGAACGTAATCGTTGGCGTCCCCAGCCGCGGGCGGCATCACTGACCGAGCACCGTACTTGGCGCTGGCCTGCTCGGCATAGCGCTGGCCGACTCCAGACGCATCGTTGTCGGCAACAATTACCAAGTCCTGCTGCGCCCCGAACCGATCCCGAAGCGCTCCGGTCACCGGCACTAGATTGCTGGCGCTGTACGCCACTGCGCACGCCTTGCCGGTGGCTTGGTGGATGGTGGCGGCAGTGGCGAAGCCCTCGGCGATGTAGATGGTTGATCCAGGCTCGCCCAGCATCCAGAACTTGCCGCCCGTAGCGCCGCCGGGGTGATATCGTTTCTCGCCATCGGCTGCGATGTACTGCACCGATGCCAGATCACCTTCGGAGCCGTACAGCGGGACCATCAGCCGCCCGTCGCCGGTGATCCTGGCGCCATTGGGTACGATTCCCTTTCGCGCCAGATACGGGTGATCGGCACTCGCCGCACCGCCTGCTGTCCAGATCGCATCCACGGTGCTGGCGGCAACCGCCTGGCTGCGCTCTTGCTCCGCCTCCCGCGCTGCCTTAGCTTCGGCCATTCGTCGGGTATGCGCCATTTCTTCCGAAATGGTAAGTTTCCTTCCCATCTCGGCCTGCCAGGCCTGCTCGATACCTGCCCGCCAGCAGCCGAACCGCCCTGCCGGGACGCCGTCGCCGAAAGCAATGTACCAACCCGGCTTGCTGTGGCCCGGTGAGCCCTTGGTCCCGCTGTTGAAGCGGTGCAGCTTGCCGTCTAGGTAGATGTTCTCTGGTGGCTCCAGGCCGGCTTCTACCATTGCCTCCCGTAGCTGCTCGTCTGGTGGCTCAATCCTCTTGGGCTCTGGGAGAGCGTAGACGCCGCCGAAGATGCTAGTCAGGTCTGCCATTAGCTGGAGCCTTAGATAGATAGGTCGACAACCGCTGTATCGCGGTGATGCGTGGCCGCTTGCTGCGACCGCGCTGGAGGGCAAGAACGGTACTGTAGTGCAGGCCGGTGGCCGCTGCAACAACCCTGACCTTGCGGTCTTGCAGAGCGGCAACGACTTGCTCAATCGTCATCATAAAGCGTACTCCTGAAAAAAAGTTGGTGAAGATCGAAAAAAAGTGTACCACAACCTCAAAAAGGCATGGTACTATTCTTCTATGCACTGAACGGATCTCCCGACGAGTGCTGACACGAAGGAAACGAAATGACCAAGACCCTGACCTGGAACACCATCCGCGCCATCGGCAAGCAAGACAGCGCCGGACGCTGGACCCCTAGCGCAGAGGTGGCTGAGTATTTCAGCAACATCCGCACCCCTAGCCGCGCCTGGCCGAACAGCATGGCCAAGGCAGCGCAGACCGCCAAGTTCGCGACCTGGCTGACCACCAACCGCCCCGAGATTGCCGCCAAACTTCTGGCGAACTGACATGGCCATCAACCTAAAAACCACCTCCACCCTGGCGTCCAACGGCGCCAAAATCTTGGTATACGGCCAAGCCGGCGCAGGCAAAACAACCCTGGCGGCAACCCTGCCAGCGCCCATTATCCTGAGCGCCGAAGGCGGCCTTCTCTCAATCCAAGACGCCAACCTGCCCTACATCGAGGTGAGCTCCATGGCCACGCTCATGGAGGCATACAGCTGGCTGCGCGACAGCCACGAGGCCAAGGACTATCAATCGGTGGCGCTGGACAGCATCAGCGAAATCGCTGAGGTTGTCTTGAACAGCGAAAAGAAATCTAACAAAGACCCGCGAGCAGCCTACGGCGCGATGCAAGAGCAGATGGCGGACATCATCCGAGCCTTCCGCGACCTGCCTGGTCGGCATGTCTACATGAGCGCCAAGCTAGAGAAGACGCAGGACGAGATGGGCCGGGTGCTCTACTCGCCATCCATGCCGGGTAACAAGACCGGCCAGGCCTTGCCTTATTTTTTCGACGAGGTGCTGGCCCTGCGGGTTGAGAAAGACGCCGAAGGGATAAGCCAGCGGGCACTCATGTGCGACAGCGATGGCCTGTGGCTGGCGAAGGATCGCAGCGGCAAGCTCGGAGTCTGGGAAGCGCCAGACCTAAGCCAGATCATTGCAAAGATTGGCGGTGCCAAATGATCGCGGTCTGGCTGGCGTGCAAAGAAGCCGAGCGCTTGGCAACCGAGGCTCGGCGGGTTGTCGAAGACGCCATGATCGAGCAGTTCAAGATCGCTAAGGACATGGAGGGCACCAAGACCTTCATGAACGCAGGCTACACGGTCAAGATCGCTGGCCGCCTGAACCACAAGATCGACAGCGACAAGCTCCAAGCAATCGCCGCCGAGGCCGGCCTGGCCGAGCACCTTGGCTCTCTGTTCCGCTGGAAACCGGAAATCAATTCGTCGGCCTGGAAGTCGGCTGACGAATCCATCACGCGCCCGCTCCTGGGTGCGATCACCACCACGGCGGGCCGCCCGTCTTTTTCAATCACCAAGGAATAAACATCATGGCCTCATTCGGAGAAACATTCGTCGCTGCTGACCTGCCCATGGGCAAGTCTTTCGAGCCCTTGCCTGCCGGCTGGTACACGGCAGCCATCACGCAGGCAACCGTCAAAGACACCAAAGCCGGCACGGGCCGATACATCAGCCTGAAGTACGACATTACCGGCCCGTCGCATCAAGGCCGCACGATCTTCGGGAATCTGAACATCAGCAACCCGAACCCGAAGGCGGAGGAGATCGGGCGTCAGCAGCTGAACAGCCTGATGCGGGCCATCGGCCTGGCAAAGGTGAACGACACCGACCAGTTGATCGGCGGGCAGCTGAAGATCAAGTTGGCCATCACCAGCAGTGAGCAATACGGCGAGGGCAACGAGGTCAAAGACTTTGCCGGCATCGCCGGCGGGGCAATGCCTGCGGCAAGCGCAATGCCCGCGGCAAGCAAGCCGGCGGCACCAGCTGCTGGCGCGAAGGCTGCGCCGCCTTGGGCTAAGTGATCTAGAGCAACGGGGCGTGGCGGGTGTCACGCTCCAACCCCAACCAAACAGGAAATATCATGATTATCAAGTTGAGCAAAGAAGAGATTACAGAAGCAATTCTGGAGTGGACAAACAAGCAAATGGACTTTGACTATCAAGAGCACAAGCTCAACATGGTGGAAATGCACTACGACGGCTGCGAGGTCTCCTGGGCCAAGCCTGCCGAGCCCGAGGTTACCTAATGCGACAGCACCGCCCCGATCACGTCCTAGAGCGAGGAGAGTTCTTGTCACGCGCTCGCTCCATGGCCCGCCGGGGCGTTGCCCTGACGCATAGCAAACTCACGCCAGCAGAAGTGCAGGAGATCCGTCAGGCCAAGGAAAACCGCCTAGACCTGCTGGCCCACATTGCCGAGACATTGAGCAATTCCGCACTGGCGGAAAAGTACGGCGTTCATCCACGCACCATTGAGAAGGTGCTGTCTTATGAGACTTGGAGCCACATCAAATGAGTGCAATCCAAATCCCCGACGAAGTAGCCGCGGCCATCGACTCCGCCCACAAGCGCCAGGTCGAGCTACCCAGGCCGCACCTCGGTGCCAGCCAACTTGGTCACGCCTGTGATAGGTGGCTGTGGCTGTCCTTCCGCTGGGCGGTGCGCGAGCCCTTCCCTGGTCGCATCCTGCGCTTGTTTCGGCGGGGCCGGCTGGAGGAGGCCACCATAGCGGCGGACCTTAAAAGCATTGGGATTGAGATACACAGCACCGAAGGCGAGCAGGCTCGGGTTGATTTTGGCTCGCACGTCAGCGGCAGTCTGGATGGCATCATCGAATCTGGCGTCCCTGGTGCCCCGAAGGCTCGGCACATTTTCGAGGCAAAGACGCACAGCAAGAAGTCGTTTGACGATCTGGTCAAGCACGGCGTCGAGAAATCCAAGCCAATCCATGCCGCCCAGATGCAGGTCTACATGGCCGGCACGAACATCGACCGGGCGCTCTACTTTGCAGTCTGCAAAGACGATGACCGCATCTACACCGAGCGTTTGCGAGCAAGTCACACCGAGGCCGAGCGCCTGATTGCTCGCGGGCATCGCATCGCTTTGGCGGACAGGATGCCTGAGCCTTTGTCCAGCAACCCGGCATGGTACGAGTGCAAGTTTTGCGCGGCGCATGATTTCTGCCACGGCAGCAAGAAGACCAAGGAGGTCAATTGCCGGACCTGTGCGCACAGCACGGCGGAGCCATCCACGCCAGACAGCGATGCGCACTGGACATGCGCACGATTCGACCGCAGCGTGATCCCTATCGCCACCCAATACACCGGCTGCGACAGCCATGTTCTGCACCCTGACCTAGTGCCGTGGCAGCGACTGGACGGGCCGGATGCTTGGACGGCAATCTATGTCATTGATGGGCGGGAAGTCGCGAATGGGGAGGGGGATGCGAATGTGTATTCCAGCAAAGAACTGGTAACAAGATGAATTGCATTGAATTTGGAGACTGCCGCGAAATAATGCGCCATTGGGCTGCTGATGGCGTGAAGGTTCAGACTTGCGTGACAAGCCCGCCTTACTTTGGCCTGCGCGACTATGGGCGCGACGGCCAGATTGGTCTGGAGCAAACGCCCGAGGAATACATCGCCGCGATGGTGGAGGTGTTCCGCTGTGTGCGCAACGTGCTGGCTGATGACGGGACATTGTGGCTGAACATTGGGGACAGCTACAACAATTTTCGCAGTCAAATGGGGCCGGGGCAAGCTGTGCATGGACGAGATAAGTTGAACGGCAAACCGGATGTTCTTAGCAAAAAAAGAGGCATCGAAGGATTGAAAGAAAAAGACCTAATCGGCATCCCTTGGATGCTGGCCTTTGCCTTGCGGGCAGATGGCTGGTACTTGCGCCAGGATATCATCTGGCACAAGCCGAACCCGATGCCTGAGTCTGTGCGCGACCGCTGCACGAAGGCGCATGAGTACATCTTTTTGTTGTCAAAGTCAGATCAATATTTCTTTGATAACAAAGCAATAAAAGAACCGGCCAACTTGGCAAACCATCGCGATAGCCCAGGGATTCGTCGCACTGCACCTGGCAGCGCAGACCACAACGGTTTTAAAAACGGTCGCCACTACGAAACACGAAACAAGCGCAGCGTATGGTCAGTTTCAGTTCGTTCCTACAAAGGCGCTCACTTCGCCACATACCCGCCGGCCCTAATTGAGCCGTGCATTTTGGCTGGCAGCAGACCAAGCGACATTGTGCTGGACCCGTTTATGGGATCAGGCACTACCGCGCAGGTTGCTCTGCAGCATGGCCGCCAGTACCTGGGCTGCGAACTGAATCCAGAATACGAAACGTTGCAAAAAGAGCGGATTGCTAAGGCTGTGCCAGCAATTGCTGATGACCGCCAAATGTCACTTGTACTGGAGCAGACCAATGCTCCGTGACTACCAACAGCGCACAATAGACCAGCTCTACGCCTGGTTCGACCGCAACAACACCGGCAACCCCTGCCTGGTGCTGCCCACCGGCTCGGGCAAGAGCCACATCATTGCAGCCCTGTGCAAGCGGGTATTGCAGGAGTGGCCAGACAGCCAGATTCTGATGTTGACCCACGTCAAAGAATTGATAGAGCAGAACGTGGAGAAGTTGCGCCAGCACTGGCCCGATGTACCGGTGGGCATCTACAGCGCCAGCATCGGCAAGAAGCAGCTTGGCGAGCCGATTACGTTTGCCGGCATCCAGTCGGTACGCAAGAAGGCCGCGCTGCTGGGCCACGTTGACCTAGTGCTGGTGGACGAGTGCCACCTGATTGCTCACAAGGACCAAGGCGGCTATCGCTCGCTGTTGGCCGACTTGCTGGCGATCAATCCACGCCTGCGAGTAGTGGGCCTAACCGCAACACCTTACCGCCTTGGCCACGGAATGATTACCGACGAGCCGGCAATCTTCCGCGAGCTCATTGAGCCCACGAACATCCTAGAACTGGTGCGCCTCGGCCACCTAGCGCCGCTACGTTCCAAGCACACCACAGCGCAGCTTGATGTGACTGAGGTTCACAAGCGTGGCGGGGAGTTCATCGAGGCCGAGTTGCAGGCCGCAGTGGACACCGCCGACCAGAACAATTCCGTGGTGCGCGAGATCATCAAGCTCGCCGGGGACCGCAAGGCCTGGCTGGCCTTCTGCTCTGGTGTCCAGCACGCGTGGAACATATGCGACAAGCTCAACGAGCTTGGCATCACTGCAAACTGCATTACCGGAGCCACGTCGAAGCGCGAGCGCGAGCGCATCATTGGCGAATTCAAGGCGGGCCGCATCCGCTGCCTGACCAACGCCAATGTGCTGACCACCGGGTTTGATTACCCGGACATTGACCTGATTGCCATGCTGCGGCCCACGATGAGCCCAGGCCTCTACGTCCAGATGGCGGGCCGGGGTTTGCGGCCCAAGAGCCACACCGATCACTGCCTGGTGCTCGACTTCGCAGCGGTGGTGGCAACGCACGGCCCGATCACCCATGTCAGGCCGCCGAACAAGAAGGGCGACAAGGAGGGGGCCGCGCCAGTGAAGGTATGCGACAACTGCCAGGAACTCTGCGCCTTGGCGGCCCGTGTATGCCCTGCCTGCGGGCATCCGTTCCCGGAGCCTGAGCTCAAGAAGTTGAAGTTGCAAAACGATGACATTATGGGGTTGGCGGGCAAAGAGATGGAGGTGACTGCTTGGCGCTGGCGCAAGCATGTCAGCCGAGCCAGCGGGCAAGAGATGTTGATGGTCACCTATTACGGCGCGTTGTCCGATGCGCCAGTGAGCGAATACATGCCGGTGAACAATCCCGGCTATGCGGGCGAGAAGGCGCGGAGGACTGTGGCAGAGATCGCCTCGGGTGCCGATGTGCTTGTGTCCGACCTCTATAACCCGCTGGACGTGGTGGCCGACATTCTTTCCTGCGGCGAGCCGCCAGACATGATCGAGTTCAAGATGGACGGTAAATATCACCGTGTTATGCAACGAAAATGGAAACTAGATGCGCCACAAACAGCCTGAAATTGTCACTGTCTACTACAACATGCTCAAGGCCGGCCCGCCCAGGTGCTGCCACAGCTGCGAGATGTATGGCACGGACGGTCTGTGCGTGGAGTTCTTCAAAGAGCCGCCGGAGGAGTTCGCCGCCACGCCGGATGCCTGCAACAAGTGGGTGATGGACCTGCCCTTCTGATGAAAACAGAACACGAAGAACAGCGCGAGCTGGTGCAGTGGATACGCCAGGCCTGCGGGGTGAGGGTCTTTGCGATCCCGAACGGTGGCCTGAGAGGCATCGCCGCCGCCGGACGCCTGAAGGCCGAAGGCGTCAGCGCTGGCGTGCCCGACCTGTTCATCCCGGCCTGGCTGTGCTGGATTGAGATGAAGCGCGAGAAGGGCGGCAGCGTCTCGTCGGAGCAGCAAAGCTGGCACGACTACCTGCGCGACCTGAAGCATCATGTGATCGTCGGGCGAGGGCAGGAAGATGCTAAAGAAAAGATGCGAAACCTAGGGTTTGTACCTAAGAATTGATGCTTTTTTTGTAGTGTAATGCTCTTACACCAACCCGCAACCAGCGAACAGGAAAAGCCAAATGACATACCGCCAAATGCACCTCAACAAAGCCGGCAGCGGATTTGCCGCTAAGACCGCTTGCGGTCGCAACGTCCTGCGCACGCCGGTGTCCTGCAACTGGGCCGGCTTCAAACTGACGCAAGAAGATGAGCAATGCGCAAAGTGCGCAGCCAGCAAGCAGGCCGAGCTGAACGCTCGTCGCGATGCAGACCTCTGGATTCCAGAAAG